GACGGTGCCGCTCGCGTACTCAGCGACCTGGCAGTGGTCGACGAGGTCGAACACTTGGGCGACGGAGTTGTCTGCGCCTACGCCGCCAGCGGGGTCCGCGCCGATGGTGTAGATGTGGCCGGGGGCGGGATGGCCGGCGAGAACATGGAGTTGTGCCGACTCTCGCGTCCATGCGACGGTCTCCTCATACCTGACTCGGCGGAAGAACCCAAACCCCTTCGACTGGAAGCACTCGTCGAAGTCGAACGGATACGCCTCCGCGAACGCGTGGAGGTCGAGTTCGTAGTCGATCGTGAGGCGTTCGCGACGCCACTGGAGTTGTTCGGCGGTGACGCCGCGAGCGAGGAGCGCAGGCTCACCGAGGTCTTCTTGCACCCCCGTCAAGAAGTGGGAGCGCGCTTCCTCGCTCGCGAACGGGATGGAGTATTCGGGGGCGTCAGGCCACGCGAAGAAGTGGAGCGTGAACCCCACGCCCTCCCGCGCCCGGACGCACTGGCGGTGGAACCAGTTACCTACACCGTTGCCCGTAGACTCAACAGTAATTTCCCCGTGCTCCGCAGCTGGGAATGTACCTCGCACGATGCTCTCAGGATCAGGGTATCTTGATACTTCAGACAGGTGCAGGTCGGTGATGGTGTCGCCGTGTCCGAAGGAGCGGGAGCCAGCGGTGCCGATGTAGATAGTGCTGTTCGTCTTTTTGAATACGATGGCTCTCTGGGAGTTCGTGCCGAGGACTGGCTTGACATCGGAGGGGAGCTTCAAGTTTTCGAGGATGTAGTGGGCGCGGCCGAGCAGACGAGTGGTGGCCTCCGCTTCGTGCGAGATGATGACGCAGGTGCGGTTCTGCTCAGTGAGACACTTCGCGACGAACCGGGCGATGATGTAGGAGGAGACACCCTCTTGGCGAGCCTTCGGGACGATGTTGCGGCGAGTCCAGCCCGCATCGAGCCGCGCCTGCACGTCGTTCAGCCGAAAGTCACACGCAACACCGCTCTTGTCCACGATGCGGAACATCGCTTCGATAACGGTGCGATAAGGAGAAGGTGTGCTCATAGTTTGCACGTAAGGCATAGTGTGGTAGCGATACTTAACATGATAATCGCCGCAAGTGCCGCGTCTGGATGAGGGTGAAGCGAACTGCATACGAGTGCGAATATCCCCTCGCTGCCGAGCCCGGCTGTAATGACTCGCAGCAATATACGTGCGAGCAGTCGAAACGCTTGGCCGATTGGGGGAGGCACGGGAAATCCTAGCGATGCGTTCAACAAAAGATCCTCATTTAAATGCAGCGATAACGGCTGCTCGTCTGTCTGCCGTTGTTGTGAATGTTGGATTTCTAGTCGCTTTAGTCGTTTGGATTTCGTAGGCAGATGCTAGAGCAAAATGCACGTTCGATTGAAAGGCTCCCTGATCTAAGATCGCGCCAGTGTCAACCGAAGCCGTACCTGTCCAAGAGTCACCCACCGCGAAGACCAGAAGCTCTCCGTCTAGTGCCGGAGCAACGCTGCCTGTTTGAAGAGTGGTGCCCGAACTTGTCTGTGCGCCGTTATCTACGTCGAAAGGAGCCGTCAAGTTCGATCCAGAGAAGGCTAGCACTGCTATGGAGACCTCTCCACTAGGATTGCTAGTGAATGTGTGGCTGGCGTCAACAATAGCGTTTTTAGCGTAGAGGATGCGAAGAGTAGGACCAGTATTCTGGTCACTAGGAAGTTGCGTCCAAATATTTGACTTACTGTCGGACAATGCACCAGCGCCAGCATTTCCTTCAGAGATGACTATGATGAGATCGGCGCCGCGGGTGTCAATCGCATTAGTTGTCACTGACGAGCAGAACAAGCCAGTGCATTGTTTGAATGTGTGATTTACTAGAACATAAGGTCCAGCACCCCCTCCGACTTTAGGGAAGACGGTTTCAGGCGTGAACAAGCTCGATGCTGTCGCAGGCGAGACGAGCGCCGCCGAGAGTGTGAGAGCGAGGAGTCGGCGCGTCATTGGTAGTTCGCCACACGATAGCCAGACGTGCCATTGATCCGCCAGATCGAGATGGCGAACTTGTGGCCGTTGGTGGTGTCGAGAGCGTCACCAGTCGAAGTGCCAACCGTGAAGCCAGAGAACGTGATCGTGCCCGCCGAACCATTGTTGATCGTTTGGACGATACAGGAGCCGTCGGCGGCAGGCGCAGCGAGCGTAAACGCGCCGCCGTTAGTAAGGTATTGGAGGGGAGACGTGCCGCAGTCGATGGTGGCGGTGCCACTCGACACAGTGCCGATGGAGAGCGAAGTGACGTTCGCGCCGCCCGAGAGCGTCTGGTCGGCGGTGGTGAGAGAGGCGAGAGTGACAGAGGCGTCAGGCACAGTCCACGTTCGAGCCGCCGACGGCCCCGTGACCGTGATGACTTGGGGGATGATTGGGACGTTCGTGGTCGAGCCGGGCAGATTGACGGTGAAGTTCGACGCGCCCGCGTTGAGCGACGTGAACGTAGTCTTGCCGGTCGAGGAGCCGAGGAGCGCGAGATCGGAGTTGTTCACCGTCATCAGCGCGGTGCGGGTCTCGGCGACATCAAAGTACGACACGTCTGTCGGGAGATGAGCGGCGGTGAGGCGGGTGGCGCTTTGGAGGACGCCGCTCACTTCGACAAGTACGTCGCCAGACGTACCACCAGTGACAGTGGTGGAGCCGATCGTGACGCCTGCGGCGGTCGCGGTGACGGCGCACGTTGAACCGAGCGCGCACGGAACGCCGTTGACGGTGGTAGTGTCGGAGATCGCGTAGGGGGAGCGCGTTGTGCCGCTGATGTTGCCGAGCACAGTGCCGTTGGGGATTTTGCCAGGGTAGTCGGCGAAGACGGCGGCGCTGCCCGCGCCGAGAAGCAGTGCGAGCGACCAGAGCGCGATCCGCTGACGACGCGCACTGCGCGCACGACGGCTGCGACGGGAGGGTCGTACCTGTATAGGAGTCATGGCACCCACTTCAAGCTGATGAAGTTAAGATGACTTTCGATGGCGACGAGAGCTGCCCCGATGCCCATAGCGATGTAGACGGAGCGTTCGACACGGCTTAGGCGCGCTTGGTTCTCTCGATGCATGTCTTCACGCGCTGTATCTTGCCGCGCTAGCTCCTCTCGTATCTCTTCTCGGTCGCGTTCACATTGACTGATATGTGCCATCAGTCGCTCCTGAATTGGGCAGTCATGTGCGTTCAATTCCACGCCTCAAGAGTGACGATGGCGGTCGAGCCGCAGATGATCGAGAGCGTGTCGGTGGCGAGCGGCGCGACGACGAGGACGGGTGCGAGTTCGGCGTGGATCATGATCGCGGACGTGCCGTTAGTCGTGTCGCCTGTCGGGACGACGGCGGTGGCGTTGAAGTTGATGTAGAGCGGACCAGCCGACGCGTTGATACGGAAGATGGTGGCTTTGTTGCCGTCCTCATCGACGGGAGGCGTGATCGCTTCGGCTGTGTTCGCGGCGAGTGAGCGCGAGTCGCACCAGTCTGCGGTGGGAAGGACAGAAGGGATTTGCGTGCCCTGTTGACGGGCGAGCGGCACAAGACGAGTGATCGTAGGCATACCTTCCTCCAGGATGAGATGGAACAACTCGTCTTCGGTGAGGACTCGCGCTCCGAGTTCGGTGAGGAGTGGAACCTGAGTCACGACAGCGTGATCCCATAGTAGGAGGCGATGTTCTGACGGATGGCGAGACGGTCGGCGTCGGATAGAATGCTGCCGTAAACAAACCACTCGACGATTTTGCCAAACCAAAATCTTGTTGGATTAGCGTCCCCGGCCCCTATAGCTAACGGTCCAGTCACGGAACCGACTGCGCCCTCATCAAAACTAACCGCCGTTTTGCTCGCCCCATCAATTACTATGGAGCACGAGCCGAACGTCCACGCACTATCGACAACATGATAACTGTCGTAAAACCCGCTGATATCTTCAGTACGCCCCCCGACCTCATTGGTGTTTTCGCCGTCAGAGGAAGCGTCCACGGTAACACGGACAATGCCCCCGCCCTGGTCATTCACCGTGATGCCGACAAACACCTCTCCGGCATCGGCGAACTGATCATAATTTATTCCCGCTGGATTTCCGCCGGTCGATACAGCATTGGGAGCAAGAACCACTTGAAAAACCGTATAGGCACCGTTCGGTAGGGTAATGCTCGCTGTCGCAAGAAATTGAGAAAGGTCCCCATCGAACGTCACTGTTGGTTTGCCATTTGGTCCCGACGCTAACCATCCTGGCTGATTTGCGTTAGCCGCCTGAGCAGCGTTCTTGTTATTCCCACTCTGATCGTTCCAGACTGAAACAAATCCGTTCGCACCATCGAGGAAAGTCGTGATCGCCGCAACCGGCGCATCCCCGGTCGTCGCATCCGAATTGAACGATTGCGTTGTGTCTCCCGCATCCTCTCGGATCGTGTAGAGTGCTGTTCCCCGTTTTGCTGTCGAGAGTGCCCGTGGACCAAATGCCACAACCGCCCCCGGCACGATATCGAGAGGGCCGGTGTAGGGAGTACCGCCGCCGTGATGATGAAGCGCGCCGACAGCGCTCCTCATACTGTGTCTCCACTCACGACTACCGTGTCGTCGGCAGGGCCGAGGATCGCGAAGACCGCACCTGCACCAGCGCCCGTGTGACCGTTGAGGTCGATAAGAGTGGGGCCGGCTCCGACGGCGACAGTGCTGCTGCCGATAAGGTCGATAACGGTGCAGACGAAGCCAGCCGTGACAACGCCAACGTTGACAGTGATCGCGGTGGGAGCGACGCCGGAGAGGACGAGGAACTTGCCGTTGTCGGACGCGGCGAGGTCATACGTGGCGGCCGTGACGGTGTGGACGTTGGCTGAGTTGCCGCCGAGATTGGCGAGGAGCGCGAGCGTTGGGTCGGTGGCGAAGAGTTCGGAGACTTTCTTACCGACGGTCACGTCGCGCACTCCCAGATCAGGGCGGGGTTAGGGCAGTGGGAGGAGCCACCGCACGCGGAGAGAGTGAGGAGGAGAGCGAGGGCGAGGAGGCGAAGAGCGGTCATGGTGAGGGGCTCCCGGTCGGAGGAGCGTTGTGGGGGGTGAAGTAGATGGCGGCGTAGGTGAGCGGTGCGGCGACGAGCCCTTGCAGTGCGAGGACGATCTCTTGCGGGGGCGAGACGCCGAAGTACCAGAGCGCGACTGCGACAAGCGAAGCAGCGAGGGAACCTGTGCCAGTGCCAGCGATTGCTTTGTTACCCATGGTGGGGGGTTCCTCTGGTTAGCTTTGCTTCAAGTTCACCTGTCGTCGGGCGTGTGGCTTCGAGAATTTTGATCCGGTCTTCGAGTCGGTCGGTGTCGCGCACAAACCAACTTCGGAGTTGGCCCATCTCACGCTCTATTGCTTTCTTGAACTCCTCGTGCTCGCGGATCGAGAGTGACTTGTCGAAGGAGCGTGAGAGAAAAGAGATCGCAGTGACGAGGAGCGCTCCGATTGCGACGAGCGATTGCCAGTCCATTCATTATACACTCCCCCAAATGTACTGCCACGCGCGGTTGAACCGGCGACGTAGGCGAAGTGAGCGACCCTCGATGGGCCACCGCACGCGTCTACGTCGCCAGCACATGTTACGG